GATGAAACTAATGTGCCACCTAAAGTTAAAGTTTTGTTTCCTGTTCCACCTACTGAATAAGTTGTGCTATCTTGTTTTACAAAATTTACGAATACGACTATATCGTTCTCAGAAGAAATATCGTGAGTGAGAGTTACTGTTGTGCCTGTTGTACTTGTGAATCTATCTAATAGACCAGAAGTAAAGTTAGCTTTTGGTGGTAGTCCAATGTAAGACAATTTTTACTCCTATGTGATTTCTAATATTGATAATGTTGCATCTATTTTAGCTGATACTGAACAATCTATTTTAATAATATCAGTTGCTTGAACAACAACTTTACCACCTGTTAATAATTCTAAACTCGAACCAGCTGGGATTGTTACATCTTTTGCTAGTAAAACTGTTTCATTTGTTTCTGTATCTGATGTATCTGAAACTAATTGTACGTCAGCAGTTACAGATGTTGTATGAATATTACAAAGAACTAATCCAATTACTACTGTGGTTGTAGAATTTGGAACTGTATATAATGTTAGAGGAGTTCCAGCCGATGAGGGCATTGCCCCATTAGTTTTAACTTTAAATGTATTTGCCATAATCTATCCTAAAGCTATTGCTAGAGGTAAGGCGTTAGGATCAGTTTCTGTAATTGTTCCTGTTACTGCTACACCACTAGGTAATGTTATTGCGTTTGTTGATGTGTTGATACTAAATAATTCTAAGTTATCTGACCCATCATTAATCTTAATTTTGAGCGTATTCGTTGTTGCGTTATCAACCCAAATCGTTCCAGCAACAGCTGAACTTGGTGCTGAACTTCCTACATGAGAAGAATTAACTGCACCTAAAATATTATTAAGTTCAGTTCTAAAGGAAGCAAATCCCTGATTGGCTAATACTACATCACTTACTTGGCTCATATTTAATCCTTATAGTTTAATTCGTTTAACTTTTCAAGCCATATCCGAAAACTTGATAATCAAATGTTTTGCTGATTCCTGTATTACTACTATTATAAAACCTAATTGTAAAGCCTGTTTTCGACTTGCTCGTTATTTGATAATAGTCTCCTGTCGCTAAACCTTGTGCTGATATTCCTATACTCGGAGTTGCGTAAAAAGAATTTGTAAATGTAATATCTTGTCCTGAAGCTGACGCAACTACATCTTCTCCTGATTCAGTTCTTCTTTCAAAGTTAATTTTGTATTGTAGGGTGTGAACTTTTGCTCTAGCTTTGTTATTATCACTTACAATCTTACATCTAAATTTAAAGTATCTACCTTTAATTGTGCTTTGTTGTGCTATTTTTTGAAAACTTGTAATATTATTTAAACTTGTATTATCAAAACCTACTTGTATTTCTGCACCAGCTTGAACTTCTGCACTTCCATCAAATGGTGCTTTCGCATCTTCAAATAAACTAGCACCACGACCTGAATCAAATAAGTCGTATTCATCTTCTGTTGTCATTCCTATAACAACTCCTAAATTAACATCATAAACTGCGTCTAAAGAAATAGTATTAGCAAATGAATAAAAACCTGATGATTTAATATTAGAATTAAAATTATTAGGATTAGATGTACTGTCAGTTCCACCTAAATCAAATACTCCTTCAGGAGAATCAAAGTTTCCTATGGTGCTATCAAACTGTGTGATTGTATCAAGTATTAAAACATTTCTACCTTCTGAATCTAATGATATTGCAACATTACTATCTCTTGTTCCTAAAAAATCTGCCATTATTCACTCACTGTTAATATGTTTTGAAAGTTTTGCAATCCTGAAATATTAGTTGTTACAATAGAAGCCTCTGCACTTGCGTTACCTAATTTATCAACTGCTTTAATTAAAAAACTTCCTGTCTGTGAATTAACTACTAAAGAATTTGATTTTCTTCTAACAACTTTAGCAAGAGGTGTACTTTCATTCCATGTTGCACCACTTAGAACATCTTGGTATCTTATTTCATACCAAGAAATATCTAAATCAATTACAGGCGTCCAAGATAATTCCATTTGATTTGAACCTACCATAGAAACAGAAAGGTCATCCACATCTTGTGGTATTTCTGTTGCTCCTACAATTTTTCTTGATGCAGATGTATATGTACTTGAAACCCCTAAAGAGTTGATTGCTTTAACTCTTACGTTATATGTAACATCGTCAACCGCGTTAAGTAATTCATGTCTTAACTGTGTACCATTAGATATAATTTTAAAATTTGTTTCTGTACTTTGTTTTGCTTCAACTTGATAATATTGAACAAACTTATCTGTACTTGCACCTATTTGAATATTTAACCTAGTAATTACAACTCCATCTGCATATTCAATCATTTCATCTGAAAGCGTAAGAGAAGCTGGTGGCTGTATATTGTTTGGATTAGGTAAGTTTGTAGTTGGAACTGCAGTTGCTTGTGTTTTGGTTGCCCAAGTATAATGTGCATTTTGATGCTCTACCAAATCTAAACCTAAAGTATAATCAGGATTAAATTTTATAGATAACACTCTAAATGGTTTGGAACTAAAACCAATTGAGCTATGGGTTACGTTAACAATATCTCCTATTGCTAAATCATATGCACTAAAAGCAACATTAATTGAAAGCCTTAGAGAATCTCTTGTTCGTCTAAGTATAACTTCTGCCATTTCTTCTGCTTGATAAGTATTTGTTATAACTTTACCAAATTCAAATCTACCCTCTAACAAAAACCCGCCATCATCTGCTTTCATTGTAGCATGACGATCTGCACTAGGTAATCCACTATCATCGATTGGTGGGTACTGTACTTCATCAACTTGAAAATTTCTGTCAGGATTAACATAAGAAACAATTACTCTATTATATTTTTCATTTTTAGCTGGTGTTTGTAAATTATATCCACCAATAATATCATCTTCAGTTATAGTTATTGATGCACTTCCTATTGTTTCTATAATTAAATTATACTTTCCTTGTGTGTATGGTAAATAACCTCTACACCCTTTTAATAATTCTCTAACATTTTCTAATAATTTTTTTGATGTATCTATAACTGCATTTGTGTCAAAAATATTTATATCACTTCCTCCTGAATATGGAGTTACTTGTGTTTCGCAAACTTGTGAAGCATCATAAAAACTTTGTAAATTTATTTCGCTTGTAGTTAGTCCTTTACCATATCTACTATTTGTTAAGTAATCTAATAAGCACCAAGCTGGATTTGAAGAATGAGCTGGAGTTTGTGCAACTAAACTTGAATTATATGCTACAACTTTTTTGCCTTTTATTTTAGCTTGTATTTTTGGTATTCCTGAATACACATCTTGATTCCATTTAAACCTAAATGCTAAATAACAAATTCCTGATAATTTATGATTACTACCCCACGATGACAAAGTTGATAACAAACTTGAAGAACTCTGACCATCTGTACCAAAATGAGGCTCAACAATAATAGTACTTTCAGCTGAACCATTTTCTTCATTTGGATCAGCTTTGTAAAAATTAGAATCTGAACTTGCAACATTTCTTTGAACATTATCTGTTAATGCTCCATCAAAAGTTACAGTTTGGTCATTTACTTTTATTTCTTCTATTGAATTTATTTCTCCCTCACAAAGTATCAAAGCAACGTATAGATAAGTATTGTCAGTTCCTGAAGTTTCTATAAAAACTCTTGTGCCTCCTACTAATCTTTCGCCATATATTACAGGAATATTTGCATCATTACTTTGTTTATTTAGAAGAACTCCTGTTTCAAAATCATCAGCTTCATTAACACCAAAGTCAGGTAGATCAGGTACTTTAGGTCTAAACAACCATGCTATTGCTATTGTCGCAATTAATTTAACAACAGGATTCAATCCTGTAAAAAAACTAACTGCCGCACTAAAAAAACTACCAATACTAAAGAATGATTTTATTCCTGTTTTCTTTATAGGTAATCCAGCACCACCATATTGTTTTAGGAGTTTTTCTTCTCTTTTATTTATGTAAGCAAGAAACTCTCCTTTAGGTGCATGTTTATTTAGTATTTTTTTTGCTACTTTTATTAATAATT